AGTGGGCTTCTAAGCAAACTACACTAACTACACAAAGGTATGAATGATGCTTGGATGGATTGTTGGGTCACCCCTGAATCGCCTTGCGGTTTTTGTCTTGGTTGTTGGGCTGCTTTCTATTGGAGCGATCCAGTATATTCGGTGGGACGAAAGAGACAAGGTGAACCAGCAGAGACTAGAGGATCAAGTAGAAACCAGAAAGAGGGTTGATGATGCGGTACGTAATTCTCCTGATGCTGTCGGGGATGCTCTTGACTTCCTGCTCGACCGTCAGAGTAGAGACTGAGGGCCTATGTCTTGGGCTTGAAGAACCTATTGATGGTCTGGCAGATGCACTGATAGCAGACATAAAAAGAACCCCCGAACCTGTTGTAATAGCAGGAACGAGGGTCATAAAGGGTTATGATGCAGGTTGTGGGGGGCTTTAGGGCCTCCCTTCTTTTTTATCTTGTAGGGTAAAACAATACCTTAAGGGTATCATTCTGGGCCTTTCTTATCGTCAAGGGTAAATCTACAGGCTGTCAGCAGACTCATGCTCACAGTTCACACCACGGATGACATAGGGTTCAGGTGCAGTCATCAGGTAGAGACTAAGACTGATAAGGCCCTCCCCACCAATGTACTCACGACACTCCGCGTCAGTTTCAAACCGGAGTTGGTTGTTGATACGAGTACATTCTGCCGGGTTTGACATCAAACAGACGATTGCATAGGCTAGAAACATTTGTTAGTCCTCTAAGTTGGGTGCAACATTGATAAGTCTGTCAAGATACCATGCTGCTTTCTGAAGGTCCTCCACACCATTTTTGTAGCGCCAACGATGCAGGTATTTAGCGATATTTCCTCTCAGGTATCCTACGTACTCCTCTGTTGTTAGAAAGTCTGAAATGTACTCAATGCACTCGATACTACCAGTTGATTTGTAATGAGGGGGGTTGTTTACGGCATCATCTTCTGCCAAACTAATCCTTACTTTATCACCAACATTAAACTTCATCTTTATGTTTCCTCTTTCTGTGTAGGGTCTTGTCTTTACGCTTGATGACCCGCAGGCCATACTTAGGTTTCCATAGGTCGTGCGCCATAGGATTCCTTGGTTTTGGCTTGCGGGTCTTTTTCATTAGGTCAGGCCCTCCTGCCTCCACTCTACAGTATAATTGTGCTCAGTGTCAAGTGGCATTTTTGCAACACCTGTCATTCACAACTCCTGATGCCTGTCTCTGGGTCGATATAGCAAGCACCACCCTCTACTTCAAGTTCATCATCTGTTGGTTTGTCTTCTTCAATGACATCTTCAGATGCAGATGCGTTAAGAATACCAAACCGTTTTCCAGAAGCACGGAAAGTAGTGCAACCCTTAGCCCCACCGTCATAAGCTGACATGTAGACCTCCTTGAACTCTTCCCAAGAAACAGAGTCACCTACATTACAGGTTTTACTGCAAGCACTATCAACCCATTCTTGTGCAGCGGTCAGCATACCTACATGCTCTTGAACAGTAATCTGGTCTGCTGTATCGCACTCAATGCCCCACTCACGATAAGCATAGTCTTCTACTGTTTCGTACATAGGGCCATCTGCTGTTTGGATAGTCCTAGTATAGGAAAGACTAAACACAGGTTCAAGACCAGAACTGACATTATTAGCAGTGAGACTGATTGTTCCTGTGGGTGCGATTGAAGTCAGGTGGGAGTTACGGATACCGTAGTTTTTAATGGCCTCTTGAACTTCAGGGTCAAGTTTCTTGATGAACTTACCCTCTAGGTACCTCTTGTCGAAGAGAGGAAATGCACCTTTTTCTAGGGCAAGAGAGGCAGAGGTCATATAACAACGGTTAGCAGTCAGACGCAAGACCTTTCTTGTGAACTCCTTTGCTTCATCAGACCCATACCGAATACCTAGAGCGCCAAGTACATTCCCGAGACCTGTAATCCCAAGACCCATTCGACGCTTGTTCTTTGCTTCAGCCTCTTGCTCTGGCAGAGGGTAGGTAGTTTCATCAATGACATTATCCATTGCCCGAACAACATGCGGAATGTCATGCTCAAGAAGAGACCAATCAAAGAATACCTCTTGGTCTGTTGCGGTCCAATCAATGTAACGAGTTAGATTGAAACTACCAAGAAGACAAGCCCCATAAGGGGGGAGAGGTTGTTCTCCACAATTATGAACTACTAAGAAGTTTGCAATAAAATTGTGAGTTCCTTCGACAGACAAATCGTAAACATCTGTCACTGGCCCTTCTTCCACCTTTACAACGCAAGCACTACTTAGATTTTTAAGAGAGGACTTTAGGTCTTCAGGCATAGGCTTGATATCTTTGCGACCTTTTTTAGACCACTCAGGAGAGATAAACCTCCAATTTCCATCCTCATTGTATCCACTTACCATGTGGTTATTTTTGCATGAATACCGTGTAATTGTGGAATGTTCTTTGTGACAGATTACTTCGAGGTTATCAATACAATTATTGTAGGTATCACCGTCAATATGATGGACATCATAGCCATCAGGAATGGGTCCATAAACTGATTCAGCAATCATCCGATGCTCCATACGGTAAGCACGATTATCTTCTGTAGTCAGTTTCACACCAGAATAGGCTGCTCCACGTCTCGCACGGCAAAGATGAACAAGACGATCTCCAACTTGCAAGTCTTTCGCCTCTTTCCACCCAAACTTATCCACAAAGATTTTATGGTCTGGTGTACAAATTACTTCTTGCCCAGACCCTACCGTGATTTTAATAGTCTTTGCGTTTTTCTTAGATACCCAAGAAGCAGAAGCATTAGACATACCAAGAGAACCATCAGGCATCATGGTATAAACTTTAGTAGGTTCTTTAATATCCTTAATTTTAACACGTCCCTCTACTGTTTCGATAATAGAGTCAGGGTGAAGGCAAGGATTTGTAGCTGAGATATTCTCGCAATACCAAAGGTTATTCATCTCGTTAACACGATCAATGAAGATAACTCCAGGTTCTGCCCAGTCCCAAGTATTACGAAGGATAGCCTCCCACAAACTACGTGCCCTTACAGTATCAAAGACTCGACCTTCAAACACAAGGTCAAAGTCGCTATCATTCTTTACAGCTTCCATAAACTTGTCAGTCACAAGGACTGAGATGTTAAACTGGGTGAGTTTGTCATGGTTTGATTTGGCCGAAATAAAGTCCATAATGTCAGGATGGTCTACACGAAGACAACCCATCTGTGCCCCACGTCGATGACCAGCACTGGCGATAGTCTTACAGGTAGCATCCATAATACCCATGAAGGATACAGGACCACTAGCTTGAGAGCCTAGACTTTTAATACGGGCACCTTTAGGGCGGATAGAACTAAAGTCATAGCCTACACCACCACCAAGTTGCATGGTTTTAGCGGCCTGTTTAGCTACTTCCATAATACCCATAAGATCATCAGGGACTTTCTGCATAACAAAACAGTTGAATGCAGTCACCCTACGGTAAGAGCCAGCCGCACTCTGCACCCGACCCCCCGGAAGGAACCGCTGATTTTTAAGGATGGCATTAAACTTTTCGTAATGCTCTTGGTTATCTGTCAGTGCCCCAGAAATACGAGCAGTCTTTTGGGTAAAAGTTTCCCCTTCCTGTCGGTACTTGACTTCATCTGCCCAGATTGCCACTGGAATTTTAGGTCCATAGTCATTCATTTTCTTCATACTCCTTCACGTATCCATATTCAGGCCAGATCTCTTTACAGAACTCTTCAGCCTCTTCTTTTGTAGCAAACAACCTCGGGTTACCCTTCTCATCTAGAGTAACCAAATTATCCAAACCTTCCCGCATTTGGCTCATGTTTACATAGACTAGCCAACTCACCGATTATCTCCACTTCCTTGCAAGACACCACGCTTCTGACGGTCGTACAACTTTTCTAGGTTTCCATTAGCAATGTCGCTAAGGCTGATACCAAGATGATAAGCCAAGCCAGCCAGATAGAATAGTACATCACCAAATTCCTTAGCCATGTCTGCTGTATCAAGTGGGTTGCCGTCTCGAATATGCTTCTTGATCTTCTCGGCAATCTCACCTGTTTCACCTACAAGACCGAGGGTGTTTTCCATCAGACGGTCATCTCCATGTGTCAGCATGAGTTCATCTACAGCCAGTTGGTAGGTGTCAAACTCTGACCGTACAAAGGTATCAAAGTCTTCATCAGGTGTCCAGTAGCCGAATGCTTCAAGGTCTGTGTCGTTAATCATAGCTGGCTTCTCCATAGTAGTCCAGGATTGTAGTGATGGCTTCATAGAGTTCCCCACCGTCCTCTGCAAAGATATCAGTCTTTGGATCGTAGTAAATCCCCACGATAGCCTTTAGGTCCATCTTCAATCGTTGAACAACTACACTATCCACACTGTCCTCATCGACTTCAAGTTCAATCTTCATCAAGATACATCTCCAGTTCTATGTAGCCTAGTCCATCAAGGATCATAGCCACTTGTTCCACAGTTAGTTCAGCGTCTACTAGTATCTGCTCAAAGCC